GAGAAATCGCATAACAGCACTCCTAAGATACTTTACGAGTTAATTTTTCTTCAGGCATTGTTCCCTGAGGTGGTTCATATTCAGATATTAAATCAGGATCAAGATTTAATGAACTTTCAAATAAATCTTCCATTTCATTAATATTATCCTGTGCCCATTGTATCAATGTTGCCCTGTTTTGTGGATCTATGACTGGTAAAACAGTACGCAATACTTCATTAATAGATTTAATCTTAATGTCTGCAACTTTAACTTTTTCGCTTGGTGGTTCTTCCATGAGAGAAGTCCAATCAGCTTTATATGCATTTTGCCACATATAAAAAGCCTGTTCATAAGTCTTATCCTTATAAATTTCAGGATATTGATTTTGAACTGCTTCGAAAAATTCTCTATTCCATGCACGATGCTGTACGATCTTGTCAAAGAATTTAAACAAGCTATCCATGTCATTTCTAATACCATCTATGAATTGAACTATGGCTTTTGCATCCTCTGTACCTTCTCCAAATCCTTGCGTAAATGCTTCATCTTTGAGCAATAATGCAGGAACATCAGAAGCAGCGGCTATGTTCGCTATGATGTTATTTCTAGCAGTTGTCATAGCAGTATCAGTATTACTGAGATTTAATGCTTCTATGCTTTCATCAATATCAATAGAAAGCACATTACCTGTTGCTCCTTGCTGAAGATATGTTCTCTTAATTCCTGAAGCCATTTGCATCAAATTATTAACAATTGATCCAGCAGGTTTTTGTTTTGAAATTAATAAACCAGCTTTGAAAGTTACCAAATCATCAGTGATCATGGATTGCACAAATGATTTCAAAGGATATAAAGCTCTTAAAAATACTGATCTACCAGTAAAGCCAAACGCTGAGGATTGGAAACTTAAATAAATTGGAGTGTTGTTAAATACAACTACTGATCTACTAGGATGATATGGTTGCCCTGCCGCTGTACTCCAAGCTAATGGTTTTTGAAAATCAGGAGCATTAGGGTTTTGGTTAGTGACAATCGAACCAGCCAAGTTCAAAGGATCGAGTTGATTAAAGTAAATTTCTTGATCAGCAAGTTTCCATAAATCTAATGGATCAGTAGTTGATACATTAGGTGATCCAATTACAATAGCACCAGCACCATAAGCTCTTTTGATAAAGCTCACATCACGAATATGGTTCGTTGCTCCTAGTTTTTCCCATTCTCTCTCAAATGCTTCCACCAACATTTCTTTTGGTTCAGCATCTACTGTAATGATTCTAGGCTTAGATAAAGCCATCATAATTGGCTTTTCTACGAGTTTTCCACCTAAAGGATGATATTCCCATAGGGTTTTACATAATTCATAACTAGCATTATCCCCCGGCTGAATATCGCCTGAAGCAAGAATATTCATTAGATTTCCACCAATGGTTGTAGTAGTTATCGTTATATCTGACATAGTTATCCTTTAATAGCCATATTTATCGCCAACTCCAATAGCAATTCCATAAGTAAAACAATCCAATAGATCATCAGCCCTTTTATGAGCATCTTTGTCACCTATTCTAAATCCAGTTACTTGAGTAATCAAATGATTTCTTGTAGATCCTTTGAAACTTGCTACCTTATCAAATGCATATTGAGATATTTTAAGTTTTTCTTGATGAAAATGTCCTGAAACTGAAATAGCTCTTTCATCCTTTCCTACAGCAGTGAGCTTGGAATCTATGGCATGAGTATTCCATCCTCTTGTTCTTCCCTGTTGAATAAGAATAGATCCAGTTGCAGTATCCTCAATAAACAATCCAACACTGCCATTTCTAGCCTGTGTTTTACCTGCAAAATCATCTAATCGCTGAAAGATAGTAGGAATATAGCTTTCTAATAAAGCTCCATCCACTTGCAATATATCCCAGTCTAAGATAATTAATGGCTGTCCATATAACTTATTGATTGCAAAGTAAATAACACCTGTACCATCATTTTCTTTGCCACCTTTAACTGCTGTATCCATCACAGCATAAACACCATCACATTTAACTGGATAATCCAAAGGCTTACCATCTTGTAGCATTTTGTCCAAGCTAAAAAAAGCAACTCCTGACCAGTCCACAAATTCAGCTAGATATTCTTGTTGAAATACTAAAGGATTATTGCGTTCTCTTTCTTTTTCGAGTTCTTCAGGTGGTACATAAGGGTTTGTACTGGTTGGCTTATGAAATGATGTAAATCCCATATCAGGATCATTACAGATCGAATAAAAGAAGTTTTCAGTATCAACACCATTAGGAGTTGAAAATACCCATGCTGTGCCCCTTGTGGTGAGCATGGTAGGCTTTAATGATCTTTCCCATATCTCTTTCATTTGTGGAGTTTTGGTAAATGATGCTTCATCAATTAGGATTAGATCATACTCTCTACCCCTACCAGCAAGTTCATTATCATTTAATATCCAAAAATCAACCTTGCCACCAAATTTAGATTTGATTGTTCCTTCATTTCTGTTAGCTGATGAAATAATAGGAGTTAGGATTTCTCGTATGTGATCCCATGGTTCTTGTAGCTGTTTGTATTCAGGAGCAAATATCCCCACTGATTTCTTCTTACATATTGCATCAGTAGCTAGGATCTCTAAGAATCTAGTCTTACCCCATCGTCTACCACATCTAACTGCATTAAGTTTAGATCCATTTAGGTATAGATCAGTTTGCCCTGCATGGAATGTTGGAGCATAAATGTCATACTTCATTAGTTTTTACTGGAAGTCCACCATGATATGTAATTTCTACTGATCCAGTATTTTCTACTTCTTGTCTATCTTTCCAGCCAAGAACATTTTTAGCTGTAAATATGGCAAATGGTTGTGAAAATGCTCCAGCCATTGCACCTTCAACGAGTATAGATTCTTGATATTCTTTGGCTTTTTTATATGCGTTAGAAAAGTTTGGATGTTTTAACTCTCCATTAGCTTTTTTTGATGTAGCCCAATCCCAAAGAGTTTCCCTAGTTACTCCAATATTACAAGCAAATCTAGCTAGTGTTGGGAACTTACAAGGAACTAATTCTCTTTTTTGTCCACCACTACGATCTTTAAGAGTTACTTCTTTATAGGGTTCTATGTTAAAGAATTCAATAAGTTGATCGCAATATTCTTCTTTGTAGACAGTTGGTCTACCCATTGGTAATAGATCTTCAGGATTTTTTCGCTTAGTCATAGTTGGGATACTATCACAAATTTACAGGATTTACTCCAAATTGTTCTTCGATAAATTCAAGTAAGGCTTGCTCGTTAATTCCATAGCGAGCTTCAAATTTCCCTTTTTTACCAAGAGAGTGAACACCGGTATTTCCTCGATGATGCTCGAAACATAGGGGGATGACTGGAGCTTGCTTTCTTGGGATGTTTCCATTTCTGATATGGTGAATTTCACATCCTGTATCTTGTGTTTCATATCCAAGATATTTGCACAAGATGCATCCATTTTTTGCAATTTTTGCATAATAGTCTTTTTCTTTTTTCGTTGTCATTTTGTAATGTATAGCATCAATGTTTACACCTTCAAATTCTGTCATGGATCTATTCCATGTTCTACTGCAAAAGCCATAATGTATTCTATAAACTCTGACATTTCTGCCACTGTGAGGTGGGAAGTATGTCGAAATACAATATCTACTCCTTGGTAATCAATAGATGGTAATATTTCAATTGATTCACCTCTTGCTCTCAACCAACCAGCAGTTAGGAGTCTTTTCCATGTATCTATTGCTCTTTTTTTTCCTGCCCATTCTACCTTTAATGATATTTTTTGGATGATGGTATGAAGTAATGCATTTTGTTCTAAGGATCTATTCTTGGGTTTGATTTCAACAATATGTCCTTGAGGAGCTTTTTTGATCGCTTCTATTGCATTAATTCTTACTGCATCATTAGCAAGAATAAAAAATTCTTTCATTTAATTTTATCAGGAAAATAAGTATATTGCCAAATGATCCTTCTTCCCTTAGGATTAGGATTGGCAACTTGTTCTCTTGTTGCGTATTTCAGTTTGATTAAATGACATAAAGCCATGGATATTTCAGTGGCATTTAAATCACAATTTCTAGCAATATCAGTATAAGTAAATGAATCTCGTTGATTTACAAGGAATTCCCTTACTTTTTTGACTGCATTACCTTTAGGTTCAAGTTTAATTTTTGGCATAATTTATAATATATCATAAAAGTTCTAATCCTTGTTGTTGTAATCTTTTGTTTTGCAATAGTTCATATTCTTTATTAAGTTCGCATCCAATCCATTTACGACCTAAATTTTGAGCAACTTGACCAGTTGTTCCACTACCAAAAAATGGATCAAGAACAATATCTCCAACTTTAGTTCCTGCTAAAATCATGGGTTCTACAAGTTCCATAGGATATGTAGCAAAATGAGCACCTTTATATGATGAAGTATTTATACTCCAAACACTTCTTTTATTTGCCATTTCATTAATTGTTACAAATGATTGTTGAGCTAAACTATTATTATTTTCTGTTCTTTTTCCTTCATAACGAATATTGCCCTTATCACTTCTCGAATCAATTCCATAAAATTTTGATGGTTCTTGAATAGCTTTATAATCAAAATAATAATTAGGCTTTTTACTTAAAAGGAAAATATATTCATGGGATTTGGTACATCTATCTTTAACAGATTCGGGCATTGGATTTGGTTTATGCCAAATAATATCTTGTCTTAAATACCATCCAAAATCTTGTAATGCAAACGCTAATCGCCAAGGCATACCTAATAAATTTTTAGGTTTAATTCCTAATTTTTTGCCGCTTGTAGGAGATTCAAAAGGTGTGTATTTACTTTGACCAAAAGATTGTTCATGTTGTCCATTACCATTACTTCCAGCATAAGAATCACCGAGATTAACCCATAAAGTTCCATCATCAGCCAATACATCCCATACGCCTGCAAATACTTCTACAAGATTATTAATAAATTGTTGTGGAGTTTCTTCTAATCCTATTTGTAAATCTTTTCGTTCAGCACCACATTTAGGACATACAGTTTTATATATTGCATCACCAACTGTTAAATCTTTATTAGCATGACCTGTGATTGTTTTATCTGAATGTTTACTATCTCGTTTATGAGAACAATTTTCATCACCACCAATCCAAGTTCCTGTCCCATAATCTCTTAATCCATAATATGGTGGACTTGTAACACAAGTTTGAACTTTAATACCTTCTTCTTTCATTTGTCGCAACGAATCACGACAATCACCCCAATAAACCTTATTCATATATTCTCCAAATAATTAATGATTGGCTGTTGAAAACTTTCAGTAAATTGTTGGCTTTTCTTATCAAACCATAATCCAATTTTTCCACTCCAATCACCATG